GTCACGAAGGCCGATGTCTTCTACTTCAGTCAGGTTGTTACCTGCGGCATCAAGGGCTTGGTCTAGGGTAACACCACCTGTCAGGTCGCCTGTGACGTTACCAGTAACATTACCAGTGACGTTACCTGTTACGTCACCCGTAACTGCACCTGTAACATCGCCTGTAACATCACCTGTAACATCACCTGTTAAGTTACCTGTCACATTACCCGTGACGTTGCCTGTGACATTACCTGTCAGTGCAGCAGTAACCGTGCCAGCAGAAAAATTGCCACTTGCATCACGGGCAACAATAGTGCTTGCCGTGTTTGCAGAGGTGGCATTAGATGTGACTGTAAATGTTGCACCTTCAGCACTGGCTGAACCAGAAAGACCTACACCGCTAACTGCACCAGTAGCAACATAGTTTCCTGCAGTTTTTGTTCCAAGTGTTACTGCATCATTAGCAATGTGAACCGTATCAATAGAACCGTCTACGTATTGGTCACTGTCTACTGAATTGTCAGCTAACTTTGCATTTGTAACTGCATCATCTGCAAGACCAGAAGTATCAATCTTTGGACCTTCGCCAGTAGTACCGTCATGACTATGGCCTGTCGTAGCGTTAAACGCCGACTGGATAGCATCAAATTCGCCATCAAGGTCAGAGGCGTTGATTACGTTCCCGTCAGCGATATTGTTTGCGGTATCATTACGAGTGTAACCTGTACCCATACTTATCTCCTAGCATTAGTCATGAACTGCAGTGTAGCAGCGTCAATGGTAAATACAGCGTCTGTGTTTGTTCCTGTGGTTTCATATAAGATTGACACTGTAAATCCTGAACCTATTGTTTGTACGTCATAGATTGCTTTTTGTTTTACACCAAAGAGTGATGTACCATAAATACCAGAACCGTATGTAATAGATGCTGCTGCATCACTTGACAACACAGAGTCTGGTTGTACTGAACCCGGCTGGTCAAAATCAAACTTGAGTGAGAACTCAAGGTCAAAGTCACCATTTACGTCCAGATAAGTTGTTCCTTTGTAGATTGTCTTACGTACATTGGGGTCACCCAAAGGAACAAACGGTGTAGCAAAGGTAGCTGGAATGTCAACTCCATCAAACGAGTTACCTTGCTCCATCTGATATACATATCCATCTGCATTAGCAAAGTAGATACGTTCTGCAAATCCATCATACTCACTGTATGTTACAAATGCGTTAATGCCTCGCATGTCATTGAAGGCTAAACCTTCTTGCAACTGTGTAGCACCAATACCCTTTGCGGAAGCATTTGTGTACGTTGTGTTATACCCAAACAGACGATACTGACTTTTCTCACGAATGACTGTACTTGCAAATCCATCAGGACTACTTGTAATCAAATCTAGTATCTCAACCTGAATAGTCTTTGATACTGATGCAAGACTAAAGTCACCAATGCGGTCTGTTGCAGAGAATAAACGCAGACCATCTGGACCAAGAAATAATACGTCACCGCCAATTTCCTGAATGGTATCTGCAGCCACACAACCCAAGTCACGGGATACTGGTTGCATTACAAAGTCTGCTACACTGTTACCATTTAGTACATTAATACTATTTTCACTAAAGATAATCAGTTGTTCACGGAAAACAATCAAGCCTGTGATTGTATCTGCAACATTAATTATACCACCACCATTAGCAATTGTAAAGTCATCATCTTCATATGGAGCAGAAAAAATTACTTTTTTACCGTTGCCAAGTACAATGTGGTTTTTAAAGTTGACAATAAAACTTGAACCAGAAGTGTCATTAGACAATGACGTAAGCTGTTCAAATGTTGTACCGTCAAATCTGTATGGCTTACCTGTGCCATCAACCAGCATCAGTTTTTCTGTACCATCAAAGTCGTACTTTAAAAAACGTACCTTGCCAGTACCACCGATTGTAACACCTGCGCTGCTATATGTAGCATTGTCACTTACCTGTGTCCAACCAGAACCGCTTGAGAAAAATAAATCATCGCCACGGCAAGCAAATACTTTGTCATCATATCTGTGTATCCCACGAACAACACCTGTATTGGACAGGGCGTTAGTGTCAAACTTTTCAAAACCTTCAATACGAGTGTATCCACCAAAGATGGAAGGCTCAAAGTTACGCAGAATACGTGCTGAACCCGGTGCTTGAAAACCCTGCTGATATGGAGACAGGTTTGTAATCAAGCCACCCTTAAATTCAAATGAATGGGTCTGCCATGCATCAGCCATTAGATGGGCAACCTCGCAAAGCCCATCCGCCCACCACCACCAGTATTCTGTGGAATCATGTATGAACGTACATAGTAAGTGCGGTTAATAAGCATGGAACGCATATTCTTAATGCCTTCTTGATATTTTTCTTTTGCTACCAATGCGTCCTGCGTGTTGCCACGGAACAAGTATGCATAGTGCATAGCACCGTCTACAATCACATGCTTGAAGCGTTCAGGCACAGCAGGAACATCATCATGAAGGTCAAGGTCTACTGGTACACGGTAGTATTCGTATACAAGAGTATAAGCAGCATTTGGTTCAGGAGTAAGGATATATTCAAGGGCAGGGCCATGTGCAACCATTTGTGGAACACCCTGACGACCATCAGAGTTATATTCTTGGTCAACGTACTTATCCAGATACTCTTCGTATGTAATAACCCCAAGTTTAGTTGTGGCATTACCTAGTGTGCTATCTTCCTTAATACGGAAGCTGTCAAAGTCCAGTAACTTTGCATCATGTGGAAAAGCATAACGTGTCACGTTAGATGACAATACATCTTCTTGTTCAACGTGATTGAAAGGCCAGTTATATTCGGTTTGGTTAATATCACGGATAGAAGCATTGATAGCGTCTTTAGCCTGTGCATAGAAGCCTGTAGCACTGGCAAAGTTAGACGTGGTAAGTTCCGTCTCATTCAAACGGCGATTTACTTCATTTACAAGTCCTAGAAAATCGTATGCCATTACTTCTGCCTTATCGCTAATTTAACTGTACGTTCAGAAGTGCTACCAGTGCTGTCAACAATTTGACAAGTAAACACATATTCTCTGTTTAAAATACCGCTGCCAATATTAATTGTAGCAACAGTGTTAGTATTTGTTTGACTTACGTTCTGGATGCTATCAGTTACAGTATTGCCTGATGCAGCAGTAAGTGTTTCACCAGCATCAATCTGCGTTTTAGCAATGTCAGGTGTTTTTACAAACCAAGTGACAGACGTGATTGTAGCAGTGCCAAGAAAACGTGACCAGTCAATACTATAGTCTAGTGTTTCATCAGGGTCTTTTACAGGCCAACGAAATGACATTTGTTATTTCCTTATGCAGCCGCACGTCTTTCAGCGGCAGTAGATTGTTTTGCAACATATACAATACGAGGCAGTTGTTTTTCTACGTAGGCTGTTCTACGTCTATCATATAGTGTCTTAACTGCCTCAAAATCAAACTGTACGCCCGTAGCAGTGATTGTACCCAACGAAACTGTAGCAGATACACTTTCAAGTGCTTCGCTAGTAGTAATCTCTTGCAGTGTACCCAGTGTTGCTGTAGCACTTACGCCTGTAATTGGGCCAATTGTTACAACAAAATTCAGGTCATCATTTACTGCAGTTGCGCCTACTACGCCAGTGGTAGGAGCAGTTTTAATTGACCTTACATCAAAGTCGTCATTTACTGCACCAGTACCAACAACACCTGTAAGTACATCAGAGATATTAACTTGGATTGAACCTACTGAACCTGTAGCAGATACGCTATCAATTGCCTCTGTAGTTTTTGTTTCCAGTGTACCGATGGAAACAGTAGCACCTACACCAGAAATACTTTCAGTAATATTTACTTGTAGTGTGCCTACAGAAGTTGTAGCAGATACGCTATTCAGAACTTCAGAGATGTCAATCTCAAAACCAGTAACCGCAACGGATGCTACTGTTACTGTTGCGCTGACTCCTGTTAATGCAACATTAGGTGCTACAATTCCGTAACTAGCAGAACCGTATACACCTGTACCGTAAATTGCATCAAAGGAATCGTAGAACGCCATGTCCTACTCCTTACGCAATACGGATAATTGCGTTAGATGCGTCAGCCGTTGGAAATTCAATAGTCAAGTCACCAGCAGTAGCAGCAACAGTGCCACCAAAGTCAATGACAGCAATTGCTTTATTGCCTTGTGATGAGTTGTAAATGATACAACCATCTGCTGATACAGTTACGTCAGCAAACACTTCATCTGTAAAATCAAGGAAAGCGGTAGTGCCACTTGTCGCAATAGTTGCGCCATCAAGTGTATTACCGCCAGCAGTATAGTTTGTACCAGTAGCCTCATCAGAGTTACCAGTTACGTCAGAGTAATTCGTAGTAGTGGCATCATATGTGCCAGTAGGGGTATCTTTAATAAGTGCCAGTTTAAGCACATCCGTATCAAGGTCGTGAGTGCCGCCCATTAGTTCAGATTTAAAACTGGTACACATAGCAGTTGTGATTGCCATAGTTTTGCTCCAATATTATCACAAGAAGTGAGGGGCAACCCGAAAGCTGCCCCACACATTATTTATGCGAGTGTGTCGCGGTCTACTTCATCTGCCCCTAGTTCACCAAGACCATCAATGTTCATCAACACAGCAAAAATCCGAATCTTTCCTTCGGTTGGTGCTGTTGTTGTTGTTTGAAGTTCAAGGTCAATGGTATCTTCTGCTGTGCAAATAACAGGGTTAGCTGCTGTTGCTGCAGGAGTTAGATAGCCAATACCAGAAGACAAATTTGCTGCGTTGTCATCAATGTCAACGGCAGAAACATACCCAGTTACATCTGTACCACCAATTTGGTCTCCACTACCAGTAAAGTCAAGGTTTACAGTGTTTCCATCTGCCCCAGTCTGAACAGCAGCAATCATTTCAGCACCTGCTGTCAACACCATAGTATTGGCTGGTACAGAGATTGCTTCAACAATATCACCTGCTGAAAGGCTGTTGATTGCAGAATTGGAAAAATCCAGAGTAGTTTCAACCATATAAGGTTGACGACCACGTGCGCTTGCGCCACGTACAGAGGTTTTAAGAGAACTAACTGTAGCCATTTTTTAATCCCTCCTTACGCCAAGTTGTAGATGGCGTTAACAAGACCTTCAGGACGAAGAATCTTGCGACCATACAGGTGCATACCACGAACGATGTCAGCAAAGCTGTCAGGGTCGCGGTAGGTTTCGGTCTTGTTGATTTGCTCTGCAGTAGCAACAGCAGAATCGTGACCACCAACAATCACGCCGTAGTTATCAGCGTTCATGCCGCCAGTCGTAGACGAACCAGTACCAATTGAAGGCAGGTTGTTAGAAACGTATACACGGAAGCCGTGCAGGTTATTTACAACCAGACCATTCTGAAGACCAGAACCACCGAAGTCTGCGTCCAGAAGACGTGAGTCTTCGTCTTTCAGAATTTCAATGAATACCGGGTCAACAACCAGCCAGCGACCAGTCGTGTCTACATTCTGCTGGTCGAGCAGACGAGACATACGAGCAATGACCTGAAGCGGGTTAGCTTCACCGTTACCAGTCGGAAGTGAGCCAGCACCAGTACGAGGCAGGATAGAAATTGACTGACCTGCAACGCCAGTTCCAGCAAAGTCAGTAGCGTCCAGCTTCATGGTTGC